TAGAAACTGCTGAGGATAAGAAATTATCACTTACGGGATTATGGTTTAGAATGAACGATAAAATCCAAAGATTAAAACAATTAGTAGTTCTAAGTAAAGAGGATTCAGTTGGGGAATCAATAGAAGATACCTTTCAAGACCTATCAGTATATGGAATTATTGCACAAATAGTTTCTAATGGTAAATGGGCAAAATAAACGATAGAATATTTGGATATATCAGATAATAATCGTATCTTAGCTTAATAATAAAACATAAAACTTAAAAGATGAAGTATAGTAAAAAAGAATATTGTGAAAATTGTAACGCTATATTAGGTTATGAATGCACATATAAAATACCAATGGATATACATTCTAAAGGTATTCTTACTCTAGAACACTGGGATGGTAATCCTAATAATAATTTAGCAGATAACCTATTAACATTATGTGGTAATTGTGCACAATATAAAACAAGTTTACATCAAGATTGGTTGACACCTGGTAGAAACCTAAAAAAAGTTGAAGGTAGAAGTTGGATAGACCCTATTGATTTCATTTGGAAAGATTGGGTTGCATATTGTAATTCACCTCTTTTTCCTAAAATAAAAAATAATATTGGTATTATTGTTGGTAAAACCGGTCAAGGTAAAACATTTTCGATTACAAAGTATATGATACCTGAATGGTCAAAATCAAAACATAATCTTCAATTAGTTATAGTATCGGCACCACAATGTGGCATTTTAGATGAAATTGATTTTAGAGTGTGTGCTCAAACAAATGGTTGGATGTTTTCAGAAAATCCCCAAAGTACACTTGAACTTTTAGAAGATGGTCATAAAGTAATTCATATCTCAACTCATAAAGGTTTAGTAAGTAAAAATGGAAAAAATCTTATAAAATATTGTAAAAAAACTAAAATTAAACATTCAATAATCATTGATGAAGCACATACCTGGTTATGTACTGATTTGGAACTTTATAAAAAAACAGTAGGATGGAACACTAATGATTATGCTGCGGTTCTTTATAATTTATTATCCGAAGTTAGTTCATATAATCCATATGTATTTGGATTAACAGCAACTCCAAACGGTCAACAAACAGGAAAAGTACCTATTAATAATTCACACACCACTTTTCAAATTATAAACAAAAGTTGTCCTGTACAACTTTTATTACCAAAACAAGCTTGGATTAAAGAACACAAATATTTAAATTTAGGAAATATAGAAGAAACGTTTGGTAAAATAAAAGAAAGAATCATTGAGATAGAAAATTCTAAAATAATTACTGGCGTTAAAAAAACTCTTTTATTATCATGTGCTATTAGTGGGTATGGTAACCCATACGAAGTAGATTCTGTATTAGAAAGAATAAATAAAATTTATTCGGATTTAGGTATGGAGGGTGATTTTAAAGTATGCGTAATGACAAGCGGAAGAAATGAATCATACTCGCCAGATGGTAGTATTGAACAAGAAAATGAAACTTCATTAAAAAGAAAACTCAATAACAACGAAGACCCTCTGACCGTAATTCTTGTTGTTCATAAAGGAACTATGGGAATGAATATCCCTACTATGAGTGGAGTAATGGTATTAAAAAGAACGGATAAAGATGATGGTGAAGGATTGGCACTTACTGAATTTGCAAGACAATTAATTGGTAGATTAGTAAGAATGAACGTAGTTAATCAAAAATTATTAAAAGAACAATATAATTATGATTTCTCCGAATACTATACAACATTATCAGACGATGAAAAGAGAAATGCAATTGAAGCTAATTCTTTCTTTGTAGATATTCCTGCTGATAACGAAATGTGGGAATTAGCTATTCAAGAATTTAGACATAGCTATGTTAATAATCTTGAATTTGCTATTGAATCTTTAAATAAATTATAAAAAACATTTATACGAAAATCGGAAATTCGTATATTTATATACACACACCGCGAGTAGGAAAGACTCGTAAATAAAACCATAAAACAACTTAATTTTAAACACTTAAACGGAGAAAAAATGGCATTAGACATTAACGCAATTAGAGGTAGACTAAACAAACTACAAAACACACAAAAGAAAACGGATGCATTGTGGAAACCAACACCTGGTAAATCCCAAGTCCGTATCGTCCCTTACAAGTTCAACAAAGATAATCCATTTATCGAACTTTATTTTCACTACAACGTAAATAACAAAACTTATCTATCTCCAATTTCGTTTGGTAGACCTGACCCTATTGTTGAGTTTGCAGACAAACTTAAAAGAATGGGTGATAAGGAAGATTGGAAAGCAGCAAAGGCTATGGAGCCTAAGTTGAGAACCTTCGTTCCTGTTATTGTTCGTGGACAAGAAAATGAAGGAGTTAAATTTTGGGGATTTGGTAAGACAGTTTATCAAGAAATTTTGGGTTACATTGCTGACCCCGATTACGGAGATATTACTGACCCAAATGCCGGTAGAGATTTAACAGTTGATTACATTTCTGCGGAAGATGCAGGTACATCGTATCCTACGACTACACTGCGTGTTAAACCAAATCAAACACCATTGGCAGAAGGTGGAGACCTTCAGAAATTCTTAGATAACCAAACTGAGATTACTGAATTGTATTCCGAACTTTCTTACGCTGAATTAAAGAATGTATTAGAAGGATGGTTAAACCCATCTGCAACATCAGATGATGATGGTACAACTTCAGTAGTAGAAGAAGCACTTTCAACCAATACTACATCTAAAACTACACCAAGTGTATCACATGATTTAGGCGGTTCAATCGAAACTCCAACACAACCACCAGTTTCTAAAAAGACTGATGATGTAGCTGCAGCATTCGATGATTTATTTAACAATTAATAACCAAATTTTATGGCAAAACAAGAATTGGATTTAGCCGATATTCTAGCGAGTGAGCTAAATAAACAATCTAAAGACCAAAAAGTAGCATTCTTCTTAGATGATGATGCAACTCCTACAAACGTAGAGGGTTGGGTATCAACCGGATGTGCTACATTAGATGTTGCGATTTCAAATCGTCCTTATGGTGGATTGCCTGTTGGTAGAATTGTTGAGATAACAGGATTAGAACAAAGTGGAAAATCATTAGTATCTGCACACATCCTTGCTGAAACACAAAAGCAAGGGGGTGTAGCAGTGTTAATAGATACTGAAACTGCAGTTAGTAGAGAATTTCTTGAAGCAATCGGTGTGGATGTAAAGAAATTACTTTATGTATCAGCAGATTCAGTTGAACAAATCTTTGATTTTACTGAAACTATTATTGAGAAAGTTAGACAGACAGACAAAGACAGATTAGTAGTAATTGTAACCGATTCAGTAGCAGCAGCATCCACTAAAACGGAGTTGGCTTCTGATTATGGTAAAGATGGCTATGCAACTGACAAAGCAATCATCATCTCAAAGGCGATGAGAAAGATTACCAATATGATTGGTAGACAAAAAATCTTATTAGTATATACAAACCAACTTCGTCAGAAAATGAACGCAATGCCGTTCGGTGACCCGTGGACTACATCCGGTGGTAAAGCCCTAGCATTCCATGCTTCGGTTAGATTACGTTTGAAAGGAATGGGGCAGATTAAGATGAAGGTAAATGGTAACGATAAAATCGTTGGTATGAAAGTAAGAGCTCAAGTCGTTAAGAATAGAATGGGCCCACCATTAAGATGTGCTGATTTTGATATCTTCTTTGATAGAGGAATCGATAACTATGGTTCGTGGTTAGTTGTAATGAAAGATAATAAAATCGTTAAACAAGCAGGTGCTTGGTATGAATATACTGATACTGAAAGTGGCGAGGTTATTAAATTCCAATCTAAAGATTTCATCACTATGATGGAAAGTAGGGTTGATGTTAGAGACCAAATTTATAAAAAGATTTGTGAATCTACGATATTACAATACAAATCAGATACATTAGATATCGAAAATATGGAAATCGATGAATCTGGTGCAGGAATGGATGATTAATTTAAAAACAACACATTGAAAGCAATATACAAAAACATTTTAGAGTCGGTAGAAAAAGAACATACTAGCAACTCTATTAAAACTAGAAATTCTAGAGTTCTCATAATAGATGGATTAAATACATTCATCCGTTGCTGGTCATCAATTCCCACAATGAATGATGATGGCGACCACTTAGGTGGAGTAACGGGAGTTTTAAAATCAATAGGTTACGCTATCCGTCAGGTTCAACCAACTCGTGTTATTGTAGTTTTCGATGGTAAAGGTGGCTCTCAAAGTAGAAAAAAGAGATTTTCGGGTTATAAGGCAGATAGAGACCCAAACAAACTTAGAGTGAATCGTCAATATGCCGGTATGATGAATATCGAGGATGAACGCGAATCAATGAAAAGACAATTTGTTTGGTTAAACGAAATGCTAAATTATCTACCTGTAACCAACATGATATATGATGGTGTAGAGGCAGATGATGTTATGGCCTACATCACTACACAACTACTTAAAGAGGATGAACAAGCGGTGGTTATGTCAACTGATAAGGATTTCCTTCAATTGGTTAACGAAAAAACCATCGTTTGGTCACCCACCAAAAAGAAAATCTATAATAGGAACGTTGTTAAGGAAGAATTTGGAATCGAATCAAAAAATCTACTTTTATATAGGGTATTGGATGGTGATAAATCAGATAACATACCAGGAGTTAATGGATGTGGTGTTAAAACCCTCGTAAAGAGGTTTCCAGAACTGACTGAGGATGTTAAATTATCTGTTGATGACTTATTCCGCCTATGTGATGAGAAGAGAGGTAAGATTAAGATATACGATGATATCCTTTCTGCAAGGGAGCAGATTCTTATGAATAGAGAATTGATGCAATTAGATGACCCCGATATATCAGGTATTATAAAAATGAATATATTGAGTAAATTTAACGAACCAAACGACCAATTAAATAAATTAGATTTTATGAAGGTATGTTTAAAGTATAAAGCGGTAAACAACTTTGGTGATATCAATGATTGGTTAAAAACAACATTTGGAAATATTATTATAAAATAACAATTAAACATGGAGGAAAACTATGAAGTGTATTAAAACAATTAAGGAAGCAAAATCCTATACGTTAGGAGAAATTAAGAGAGTGAGTGATATCGAAGCAGATGAAAGAGTAAAAGGTGGATATTGGAAATTCGTTCCAAAGAGCGAATGGAAAGCATCGAAAGGAAAGAGTAAGACTGAGGTAGTTACCGAAGTAGTTGAAACTCAAGTTGAGGAAATTAAAACGAAAACAAAGAAGGAAAAAAATAAATAATGCAAGATATAGACAACTTATCGAAATACGGACAGTCTTTCCAATCCAAAGTTGTATCTGCATTATTAACCGATGATAAATTCTTAGACCAAATATCAGAAATTGTTACACCCAAATTTTTTGAATCGGATGCAAACAAATGGATAGTTAGTGAAATTGTTAACTATCATACTGAATATAGACAAGCACCCACAATGGATGCTTTCAAAGTAAGTTTATCGAAATTAGATAACAAAGGATTACAAACAACGATTGTAGAACAATTACGTCATATCTACACACAAGTAGGTAACGTAACTGATTTAGCCTACATTAAAACGGAATTTACATCCTTTTGTAAAAATCAAAACTTAAAACAAGTAATTCTACAATCAGTAGATTTATTAAAGGCAGGAAGTTACGATAAAATCAAAGACCTCGTAGATAAGGCAATGAAGGTTGGGGTTGAAAACGATTTAGGACATGATTATGTTTTAGATTTTGAATCCCGTTCAGTAGATGAAAAGAGGGATACCGTCCCAACTGATTGGAAACCCATTACTGATTTGATGGATGGAGGATTAGGACCAGGAGAATTAGGAGTAGTAGTTGCACCATCCGGTGTTGGTAAGACTTGGATTCTAACCGCATTGGGTGCATCGGCAGTTAAATCTGGATTAAGTGTAGTTCATTATACAATGGAGTTATCAGAACACTATGTAGGTGCAAGATACGATACTGTCTTTACTCATATCCCATCTGCAGATTTGAGAGATAGAAAAGAGGATGTTAAAGCAAAAATCAAAGGATTACAAGGAAAATTACTTATTAAATATTATCCACCAAAAGGGGTAAGTGTTAAGAAGTTGCAAATGCATATTGAAAAAATGATTGCAACCGGCAACCGGCCTGACCTAATTATTGTGGATTATGCAGATTTACTTCTTTCCCATTCAAATAAAACGGATTCAACTTATGCTGAACAAGGTGGTGTTTATATTGACCTTAGAGGTATGGGTGGTGAATTGAGAATACCAATATGGACTGCTTCTCAAACAAATCGTTCTGCGATAGATTCAGATGTAATTGAAGCAGATAAGATTGCAGATTCGTATGCAAAGGTTATGAATGCAGATTTCATTATGAGTTGGAGTAGAAAATCAAAAGATAAATTGAACAATACTGCAAGGGCTCACATTATGAAAAACCGATTTGGGCCAGATGGAATTACTTTCCCTTGTAAGATGGATACGAATACAGGATTTATCGAAGTATATGATGCAGCTTCTGCTGATGGAATCATTGCTTCAAAGGAATCTAATAATGGACAGATGGTTCAGAAACAACTTCTACACAAAAAGTATGTAGAAAATATGGGGTAACCCTATTATAATAAAGGGGTTAGCTTTTTGTTAGTATGGGATAATAAAAAAGAAAAAAAATATTAAAAAAAATCATTTCTTTTTTTCATATATACAATAGTTATACTCACCAACAAGATATTTTGTTGGATTAATTTTTAACATTTTAACAAACAAACAATTTATGGCAACATCAACTGAATTATTCGAACAAATGAAGGATTTATTTACTCAATTCGAAGCAGAACACAACGGGGCAACTAAGGCATCCAAATCAAGAGCAAGAAAAGCGATTGGAGAATTAAAGAAACTTATTACGGATTATAGAAAATTATCAGTAGAAGAGAACAAATAAAAAAAGTTACAAAATGAGCAAATTATTTACTGAAAGAATTCCATTCAAACCCTTTGAATTTCCAATATATTATA